ACACAAAGACCCCCCGTGATTTCTCAAACAACAAGATGACTAGCTATCTATTCGACACACCTGTCATAGTGAGGCCCAATGGTTACTTTGACCGAGAAGTCTATGTGACATATATGGCTCACAATAAGTATTGTGAACATCCTGTGTCAGTACATAACTGCATGGAGATTCCTGTCAAAAACTTTGGAGTCTCTCTGCTGCATAAGGAGTCTCTGTCTGACTTCTACATTCTTGGCCTCCTACCATTCAGGTGGGGAGATAGAATGGGCAACTCCAGGGTCACCCGGGAAAGCTTCCCATTCATGAAAGACTTACTCAAAGACATCAATGACATGCATGACTCAGAATTTTTTAGATCCTTCCTCCCCAACGTGAAAAAGGCATTGTCGTGGCCACTTGGATACCCTACTCTTGAGTTCATTAGAATGACAAGATCAGACCTTGACCTTCCACACTTTAAGGAAATCTCTGCCAACGCCACACTAATTATGCAGATGGGTCAGCCAGCACTTGACCTCGACCAAGGGTTTGTTAATGCCCACAAGAGAATAGTGATGGAGTCCATAACTAGAGGGTTTGGTCATAAAGACTTCCCAGGGAAGAATATAATATTCGAAGTTGCTTCACTACAGTGTGTTAGACTTCTTAATGCTGTCCCTGCAGATCTCTTGTATTGTCAGGTGCCAAACTCTCTCACTTCCACAGTGATGAAGCACAGATCCATCTTAGAGGACCACCCTCAGCAGCCCTTAGGCAATCAGAAGTGGACACCAGATCCTGATTCCTGGCTTCTGGATGACCAAGCTGCCACTCTGCATGAAGAGTTCGCTCTAATCTTATCTGAGTCTGAGGATGATGAGGATTGACACGCTGCCGAATCCCCCTGATCTTAATCCCCCCTCCCCCTAATCACATGTATGTACATATATTGATTTAGATCACATTCCCATGTATATAGCCCCACCAAACCCCATCGCCCAACACCCAAACCCCCAGCCCAAGCCCTCACCCACAAAACCCACCCCTCCCTTTCAGGCAGCCTATTGAGAGCTCCTGAATTTGTTGGCAGCCACTTTAACAGCCTCTGAGGGCACACCATTCACATCAACAACCCCAAGAGATTGGAGCATCTTCCTCCTCTTGTCTGGCCCGATAAACCCACCATTGACTGCTGCCAGCATTGGCTGCTTGAACGAAGCTACAACCTCTCCCTTTGGCTTGCCTCTCAGACTAGGGTTTATCACCTTCGAAAATTGTACCAAGAAGAGGCTATGAGCAGCCAGTATGGCATCCTGAGTTTCAGGCGGGAGAGTTGTGTCCACAAGCCCGGCAAAGCTGGGATGCATTAAGCATCTTGGAAATCCAGGAGATAAGGCATCCATTGCTTCGCCGGTCACTGGCAGAAAGTTCTCTACATGAGGTAATGCCTGGCAAGTCCAGCCAGCTAGAGCAGCGGCAACACGAGACAGGGTGAGATCGTCTCTTCCAGGATTTCCAGACTTCAACTGATACTTCTTCTTCAGGGCCAAGACAGTCTTCTTCCCTTCTTCTGACATCTTAAGAATCATCTTCTCTATTTTGTTCCCTCTAGTCAAGGCCAATACAATCATCTTCCTAGCATCTTCTTGCCAGGATGAGCCACCTCTCTGTTGTAGCAGTTCAAGCACCCTCTTGGCGTCAAATCCCTGATAAGCAAATTCATTAACCCAATTCACGACATCTGCTATATTAACACCTGCTTCACTAAACTCAATAGCTAGTCGCTCAAAGTCAGCCATTGCAAGAATTAATTCACTTGATAATTAAGAAGTAATTCGGGGTTCTTTGTGT